AAAACTACTGTAGTTAAAGAAGAAGTTGTTGAGGAAAAGCCTAAAGCAAAGCAAAAACCAAAGAAAAAACTGACTACAACTACAGAGGAAACCTAAAGTGGCGATTATTCAACAAAACTTAGAAAAGTTAGATGTTACAGCAGCAGTAGCATCTGCTTCAGTAACATCTACGGCTACATCAAGTGCTATTGACCTATTAGAATTTGATGGTGATGTTGTTCTTGTTCTTAACTGTGCAGCAGGGACAGGTTCTTCACCAACTTTGAATATTAAAGTTCAAGATTCTGATGCATCAGGTGGTACTTATACAGACTTGTCTGGAGCAGCTTTTACTGAAGTTACAACATCAGCTTCATTACAAACTCTTGCAGTTAATAAGGATGAATGTAATAGATTCATCAAGATAGTTCAAACAGTTGCAGGTTCATCACCTGTATTTGTTTATGGAGTATCACTTATTGGTGCTAAAAAGTACGGCTAAATATACAGCCCTCCAAGTGAGGGCTTTTTCTTATGGCATTTACTGAAGATTTAAATACATATTTTGCTGATTTCACAGATACTGTTGTTCATAGTTCTACAACTTACAAAGGCATATTAGATCAACCAGATGAAATGATTGCTGATGGACTTGTAGTTACAACTGACTATCAATTAACAGCAAAAACAAGTGATTTAGGTGCTTTGGTTTTTGATGCAACAGTCACAGTTAATTCTGTTGATTATAAAGTTCGTAATGTAAAAAAAATTGATGATGGTACTTTATGTATTGTTTTTCTAATGAAGGTATAACATGGCTACCAAACGAGAACAAATCTTAGCTGCATTAAAAACAAGTCTTGCTAATACTACTGGTGTTGGAGGTAGGATTTATAGATCTAGACCAGAAGCTTTTGTAAAAGCAGAAACTCCAGCAATTGTTCTTGAGCCTATAAGTGATACTCCACAGGATACAACTAGTTTTAATAACTCAATCACTTGGGAATTTAGAATTCGTATCTCTGTAATTGTTAGAGGAGCAGTACCAGATAATGTAGCTGATCCAACAATTGAAAGTTTACATACAAAAATGCTTACAGATACATCTATTGGAGGTTTGGTAATTGATATTAGACCATCCACAACTTCTTTTGAAGTATTAGAAGCAGATGAACCGGCAGGTATTGTATCTTGTGAATTTGATATTGAATATCGAACTTTATATAATAGTTTGACTACATAATTTTGTTGTATTCTCAAGCCTAACAACCCTAATTGTTTATTATGAGTAATGAAATCCCAAACGAGGGTGGAACTTACATCCTCAATCCAAAAACTGGCAAACGTAAGCTAGTTCAACAAACAAAACCAGCAGAAATTTCTACAGAGGTAATTAAAGATGGCACAACTGACAAGGAAGAGAGTAATTCTGATTGAAGCGGAAAGTTCATACGGAACTGACCCTACTCCGGCGGCTACAGACGTAGTTCTTGTAACTGATCTAACTATCACACCTCAATCAAGTGATGTTGTTAATAGAGATGTTGTAAGACCTTTTCTAGGATCATCACAGCAGCTTTTAGCAAATACTAAAGTTGAATGTACCTTTTCAGTCGAATTTTGCGGAAGCGGCACAGCCGGAACTGCGCCCAGGTACGGAAGTGCGCTCAAGGCGTGTGGATTAAGCGAAACTGTTGCATCTGGAACTTCTGTTACTTACGAACCAATCTCAGCTAATTTCTCATCTGTCACTATTCACTACAACATAGATGGTGTAAGACATATCGTTACTGGTTGCAGAGGAACAGTTGCACTAACAGCAGAGGTCGGATCAATTCCAACTCTTGATTTCAGTTTTACAGGAATATACAATGCTCCAACTGATACAGCATTACCTTCTGTAACTTATGGAAACCAAGCAACTCCATTAATATTTAAAAACGGTAATACAACTAATTTCCAACTTTTAAGTTTTGCAGGTGCATTACAAGCTCTAAGCTTTGATATGGGTAATTCTCTTGCTTACAGAGAACTTGTTGGAGGAACAAAAGAAGTTCTTCTTACTGATAGAGCAGCGAATGGATCAGTAACTATTGAAGCACCAACTATTGCACAGAAAGATTTCTTTGCGGCTGCTTTGACAGATACTACTCTTGGTAATTTACAAGTTACACATGGAACCGCTGCTGGTAACATCTGTAAGTTTTCAAGTACTAAAGTAGATATAGGAGATATTTCTTACGGAGAAATGGATGGAGTGAATATGTTAGAAATTCCATATACATTAGTTCCAAGTACAGCTAATGATGAGTTAACATTTTTGTTCACTTAACTTTTTAATAGTTAAGAGCTAGAGTGTAGAAGTATATTTATTTCTACACTTTATGACTTTTGTAAGAAAAAAGAACAAAACTTTTAAATGGCCTGTTGTTGTTCGTGAACCTAGTGAAACTGATGTTGGGGTTTATGAAGAAAATGAATTTATTGCAATTTTTAAAAGATTAAAAGTAAGCGAGTATCAAAAAGCATCAGAATCAAAAACAGAATTTGAAATGTTAAAAATGATGTTAGAAGGTTGGGAAAATATGAAAGAAGAAAATGGAGAGGACATTCCATTTAATAATCAAAATTTAAAAGATATGATGGAAGATGCTTATTGGTTAAGAGCAGTTTCTGAGTCTTATACTAAATCCTTAATTGACGAAAAAGTAAAAAACTAAAAGAGGCAGTTCTTTATTGGTTAAGTTCTGGTAAAGAAGTTATTGATGAAACTGAACAAGATGCAAAAGCATTTGGATTAGAATTGCCGACAAAAAAACAAGAAAAAAAAGATAAAAGTTTTGAGGTGTATGATGATAACTGGGATGCAGTTATGATTTTTTGTAATATGCAGACACAATGGAGTACTTCTTTTGGAGGTTTTGTAGGATTAAGATATGAGGTTCTTTTAATGCAAGGTGGTATGTTTGACCTTTACAATATTACAGATAGGCGTAAAATCTTAGAAGAGCTACAAATCATGGAAGCTGCTGCTTTGAAAGAACTAAACAAGGAAAAGAAATAATATGGCTGAGTCTACATCAAGAATTAATATTGAGTTTCTATCAAAGGGCGATAGTGAAGTAAATAAAGCCTTTAAAAGACTTGGCGGTGAGACTAGACGTTTAAATAGAGATTTCCAAAGTTTATCAAAAAAATCTTTAGTACAGGTAAAGAATGAGTTTAATAAATTAGGTGCTGGAATGCGTAATAGCATTAATGGTATGCAAGCGCAAAGAAATGCATTAAATGGTTTGCGTAACATGGCAGATGTTACCAGTATCGAATTTAAACAGTTAACTGCTGATATCGCAAGATTAGATGCACAAATGAGAAAAGCTGGTGCTGGTTCTTCAAGGTTTGGGGGAAGACTTGGTGGTATTGCTAAAGGGGTTGGGGCTGTTGCCGCCGGTGGTATTTTTGGAGGTCCAGAAGGTGCTGTTGGTGCTGGAATTGGTTTAGCGGTTGGAGGTCCAACAGGAGGTGCTGTTGGGGCTGCTATTGGCGCACAAGTTGGAATGGTGCGACAGCAGATTGCTGGTATTGCAGAATTTTCTGCGGCATTAAGTTTACAACGAAAAGCCTTGGGACTTGTTATTGGAGATACTGAAAAATTTGCAAAATCACAAGAATTTTTGCTTGATACATCAAGAAAATTAGCCATACCTCAGAGTGTCATAACCAGACAATTTACTGCTTTAACAGCGTCTGTTGTTGGTGCTGGACAGTCCGTAGAAGATGCAGAAAAAGTCTTTAAAGCAATTGCTGCTGGTATTAGAGGTACTGGTGGAAACTTAGAAGACATGAAAGCGGCAATGAGAGCAACAAGCCAGGTGTTCTCGAAAGGTAAAGTTTCGGCAGAAGAATTGAGACAACAGTTGGGCGAAAGATTACCCGGTGCATTTACTTTGTTCGCTGATTCTATGGATAAAACACCAGCAGAATTAGATAAAGCCCTAGAACAAGGAAAAGTAACTCTTGATGATTTCATGAAGTTTGCTACTAAGTTGTTTGATACATACGGAGAAAATGCAGAAATATTAGCATCAGGGCCAGATGCTGCTGGCGATAGGTTGAGAACTGCTTTAGAAGAATTAAATGATGACCTTGGTGCTTTATTAAAACCAATAGGAGCGCAATTCCAAAAACTTGCGGAAGATATTATTAAAGATTTTGCAGCAATTGTAAAAGCCTTTAGAGAGATGGTTGATAACATTGCTACTGAAAGAAGATTACTTAATGTTTTAAATCTTACAAAAAACCAAAGACAAAAAATTAATACAGAAGCAAAAGATCAAGCGATAAAAGATATTTCATCAACTGTCATAAGTGCTGATGATGTTGAAAATATTCTTAAAAAAAGAAATTTCAATTTTTTAGGCAATACAGATAGATTAGAAAAAAAATTAAAAGATAGTATAGGAAAAACATTTGGCGAAATAAATAATTTTTCTACTGATATTTTCAAGTTATATGAGGATGCTACAGGTAAAAATCTAGCTGATGCAACAGGAATAGTACGGAGAGAAATGCTTCTTGCTCAAGCAGAAATTTTAGGTTTTAAAGAACTTGTAAACGAACTTAGAGGAACATCTGATGATAATAATGAAACAAGTGGTGATGGTGATGGTGGTGATTCATCTTTAAACAACATTCAACAAGGCGCAAAAACTTATTTTGATACTATTGGCGATTTTGCAAAACAAACTCAAGATGCGGTCGCTGGTGCGTTCAAGGGGATGGAAGATGCTCTTGTTAAGTTTGTTCTTACAGGGAAATTAAACTTCAAAGATCTTGCAAGATCAATAATCTCAGACTTAGCAAGAATAACAGTAAGAGCAGCATTGCTTAATTTTTTAAGTCCTTTTCCATTTTTTAATAAAGTTACAGGTAATGCAAACGGAAATGTCTTTGCCAAAAATAAAATTGTTCCATATGCAAATGGAGGTGTAGTTAACAAATCAATTGTAGATAAACCAACTTTATTCCCAATGGCAAATGGTATGGGTCTTATGGGAGAAGCCGGCCCGGAAGCAATCCTTCCGTTGAAGCGTGGGTCTAACGGAAAACTTGGAGTAGAAAGTTCTGGAGGTATAGGTAATATAGTTGTAAATGTAGATGCTTCTGGAAGTTCTGTTGAAGGTAATTCACAGCAATCAGCACAGCTTGGAAAGATGCTTGGTTCTGTAATTCAAGCAGAACTTATAAAACAAAAAAGACCAGGAGGGTTATTAAGTTAATGGCTGAGACATTTCCATCAATAGAACCTATTTATGGTTTAAATAAAAATATAGAGCCGTTTGTTACAGCCGCAAGATTTCAAGATGGCTATGAGCAAGTTATAAAATTTGGATTAAATATAAATCCAAAGGTTTATAATCTTACATTTGAAAACATAACTGAAGCACAATCTGACACCATAGAAAGCTTTCTTAACGATCGCATCTCAGACGGAGACTACTTTAACTGGCAAGCACCTGATGAAGCATCAACTTCTAAGTATCGTGCTTTAAATAGACAAAAAACCATA